CGGCTCTTAAAAATATTTGCTGTGGATCTCTTTTCGACGCTAAATAAGAGAGGGAAACAACCAATCATGCTTGTTGCACTATCGCTAACCGATAGCGGAATAAGGTTAAACAAAAACATCAAGGAACTTATAAATCTTATAACCTATCAAAGCTCTGCCTTTTCCGTTGAGATGTAGACCATCTTCCAGGTATTTAAGATAATTGTATTTAGTGATACCTCCGTTTTTATACAGGTTAAGTACAGGAATATGATTTAAATTACACGCCGTTTCCATAGCGTTAGCATATTCAATAAGATATACGCCACCGACAGAATTTGTATCCGATTCATTTCCGTCACCTTCTGTCTGCCTTTGTCTCCACATTGGGGTAACGAACATGATTTTAAGGTGTGGAAAGGCCGTCAATAGAGTGTCAATGATATGGTAGATAGCACCTATGAAATAGGTTTCATCGTTTTCAGCCGTACCTATTACTGTCCCACCCACAAAGTCATTAGTTCCAAACCAGATTGTTGCGTACTGCACATCGTTTAAATCAAGTGTGCTTATAGCGGTATAATTAGCTAATGCCAAAGTGCCATTAGCTGTGTTTTGGTCTGTCCATGTAGCAGTAGCGTAAGCGTTAGCAAGTGCAACCATAGAGAACTTATCATAATTTGTGGCTCCACCTGTTAAGCGAGTACCACCAACGCCACAGTTATATACTGTTGCACCTGTCAACGTGGCTAATATATTTGGTATATTTGTGTTTGTGTCTCCATAGGTAAGACTATCACCAAAACAAGCTATCTTCGTGCCATACAATCTATCCTTATAATGTTCAAATGTGTCCATCCCTACAAAAACTCCACCTTTTACATCTGTAAGGAAAGAATGTAACCCTAATTCTGGTATGGCAGAAGCACCGAAAGCCTTAGTTAAGTTTATTACCTCTGCCGAATGTACTGCCCATGTTTTTGCATTAGCGGTTGCCGCATCTGCATAACTAGCCTTTATTTGTATCCAAAGTTGACCTGTTTGATTAGTTACGGTAAATTTAAATTCCCACTCATTATCTACACCTTGTGTTGGAGAATTTACAATAGTGCTTGCTTGGGCAGTACCTCCATCTAAACCATAAATATTATAAATAATTGCTTGAATACTACCGCCTATATCTCTTACTTTGAAACGTATTTTATATACATCACCAGCAGTTAAAACTTCTAAGTTGCGTACTTCAACCCTTGGAAGGCTACTTGTCCCATCGTTAGTCATAATGATTTCGCCATTTGTAGCGGCAATAGAACCCTTGGAACAAAACCAGTTAGTAGTTCCCGTGCAAAGAGGGTCTTGAATAAGGTTAGTCCATGATTTTACATCCTTGATTGCGTTAATTGACGGAGATATGAATTGCCCAGTACCCATTTATACCACCCCAATCCACGAAACACCTTCGCCATTTACGGACGAATCAATATACACATCGGCAATATCTACAAATTGAAGGGTTACATACCCGCCAGCAGGGAGAATTGCACCCGTTGTTGAATCCACTGTAGATTCTCCAATGTATATTAACCCTGTGTTTGTAGGTTTCGCTATGATGTTTATTTCTTTATAATCCTGAGTTGCTCCAAGGGCAACTTGTGTCCCTGCGGTAGTAACATTTTTCTGACCACTCTTTACAACATTACTCCCCGATAGTTGCACAGCATTTGTGGCCGGGTCGATGCCGACCGGGCCTGATATTTGCACATCGCTCACTCCGCCCTTAGCCTTTATTGCATACGCGTCACCTGCGGCAGGTTTCACCTCATCTACGCCGCCGCTAAAGGCTACTGGTTCAGCAAGGGCTTCCAAAACACCGGCTACAGTCGCAACCGCGCTGAAACCTTCCAGAACATCGACTTCAGCTGCGACTTCGGCAGCAGTGGCATTCGTGCCCAGGGTGATGTTTAGAATTCCACCTTCAAACGCGGCGGCAGTTTCCGCGCTGGCCCCTTCACCCTGCACGACCGCGACCTCATACGCATTTGCATATGAGCCTTCGGGTGTTGCGGTTATCGTAACCTTGCCACCGCCGGACTTTTCAACCACTGCCGTAGCAGCCGCCTTAGGAACTAAGACATCAAAAGTGAACGTATTTGCATTATTGGCACTTATTTTGCGCACATACTCAACGCCATCGATGATAATAGCTATATACTGGTCCTTGACGAGATCTGCAGGCA